GGCGGAAATTCAACCGCCGATCCCGAACAAGAAAGGGTTCAGGTCTTCTATATTGATAGAAAAGAATCAGAAGATGATGAAGAGGTGAAATTTGAGCTTGCGAGTCCCGCAGATTTGCAGGGGCTGAAAATCCCGACACGACAAATTCATTCTATTTGTACCTGGTGCGCACGTGGCTGGTATCGGACGGGAAAAGGTTGTGATTATGCCGGTACCCGTTATTTTGACGAGAACGACAACCCGGTTGATGATCCCAGCAAAGATAAGTGTTCGGGTCTGTTAATTGCTTGTCAGCTGCGCATTGGTAAAGATGAGCCACTCCCGTTCGGCGGTTTTCCGGGTTCGGCGCTGCTAAGGCGATAACTGTTCAGTAACTTGCACTTATAAATATTAAGATTAATTTTATAACACCTAGATACAAAAAGAGCTAAGAGGTAATATTTGCTGATATTTTAAACATTTTGAGGATGTAGCTAGTGAATTTAATGAATGAAAACCTTGATCCGTTGTTTGATGAAGCTGTTGATTATGTAGCAACTAAAAAGTATATATCAGCTGATGACCTAAAGGAGCACTTCAATATAGGCTACAATAGATCAGCGATGCTGTTAGAGCAAATGGAGGAAATGGGGATAGTATCATGGGAGAGCGATAACGGAATTATTCGATATAGAGTCATTATTCTGTTAGCGAGTGGAATAACCGGGCAAGTAACAAAAGAGTTCAAGCCTAACTCCAGTTCAATTAATGCTAAGCAAGGTGATTCTAAAATATTAGGATATGATAGCTTTGAATGGATTATGGCGTGTATTGCCTTCATTATCATTTTGGTTATTTTCGTTTCTTGCTCTGGAAAATCACCCTCACCCAAAGAGGATTATTGCTCAGATGATAAGATGGCGTATATTTATGCGGAAAAACTCATATCATCTAATTTAAAATCGCCATCCAGTGCCAAATTTGCCAGCTACTACGATGTCAAATCCACTCAACCGGAAGATTGTAAATTTAACTTTGTTGGCTATGTTGATGCTCAGAATAGTTTTGGAGCGATGATAAGGACTAAATTTTCAGCAACAGTGCGCTATGATCAAAATAAAGATACGTATTATTTAGAGCGCCTAGATATGTAACCTCATGATTATTTCTATACGCCCCGTCTCGACGGGGTTTTTTATGTGGAGGGTCTTATATGTTCCCACGTATCATTCAGTCCATCATGGAACATGCTGAATCAGAATATCCAAATGAGAGCTGTGGCGTTATTGCACAAAAAAGCCGGGTAGAAAAGTATTTCCCGTGCCGAAATTTGGCAATAGAACCGGAGGAACAATTTCATCTTGATCCCCTTGGGTACGCTGCCGCTGAGGAGTGGGGAACGATTACCGCCATTGTTCATAGTCACCCGGACGCAACGACACAGCCGAGTGAACTGGATAAAGCTCAATGTGATGCAACCGAATTACCTTGGATTATTGTCAGTTGGCCGGAAGGCGATTTGCGAACTATCTACCCGCGCGGCGATCTTCCTTTAATCGGTCGTCCTTTTGTATTAGGTCACACTGATTGCTGGGGGCTGATCATGAGTTATTTTCGGCAGGAGCGCGGCATTGAACTGAATGATTACCGAGTAGATTATTGCTGGTGGGAGAACGGCAAGGAAAACCGTTACTTAGATAACTGGTACGAATGTGGTTTCAGAGAGTTCAGCGGCGTACAGCAACCGGGGGACATGGTGATCATGCAAGTTTCTGCTCCTGTAGCGAACCACGCGGGTATTCTTCTGTCTGATAATATGTTATTGCACCACATGTATGGACAACTCAGTCAACGTGTACCTTATGGTGGTTATTGGAAAGAACGGACTATAAAGACACTAAGATACCGGGATTTTTATTAGAGGTTCATTTATGGCTTTTATTGATGTACCAATGCGAACTGTTAGAATGCACGGCCCACTAATTAAACGCTTTGGAAAAGAATTTAAATATAAAGCGCTGGATGTGAAAAAAAGCAATTGATGCTATGCGCTGTCTATTGCCGGGTTTTGAAAAATATATGATGGAGGCTCACAAGAAAGGGCTAACGTTCGCTATTTTTTGCGGCGGTAAAAATATCAGTAAAGATGAACTTGATATGACAAAAGGGGCTGATGACATTCATCTTTTGCCGGTTATTATTGGCAGTAAGCGAGCTGGGCTTTTTCAAACAATACTTGGGGTTGCCCTGGTCGGTGCTGCAATGCTAACAGGCCCTGCTGGCTGGGCGGCATTTGGTGCAGCCGGTACATGGGGCGGGGCTCTGGCTATGGTAGGTGCATCAATGGCCTTAGGCGGTGTTGTCCAAATGCTATCGCCGCAAATGCCAGGTTTGAGAATGCGAGAATCCCCGGATAATAAACCCTCATATGCTTTCGGCGGACCAGTCAACACCACAGCCCAGGGGAACCCGGTTGCTGTACTGTACGGAACGCGAGAAATCGGCGGGGCAATTATTTCCGCTGGGATTTATACCGAAGATCAACAGTGATCATACAACAACATTTTGTGTTGGCTGCTATACATTTTTTAGCTTAAAGATAAAGAATTTTTAAATCTTTAATTCTTTATATATCAGGTATATAGTTTTTAACTCATTGACTTTATTAGAATTAACCTTGTCAGGGTTGCGCTTTTAGAGATACACTATATGTGTAAATTGCCAGTCTGGTATTTCGAAAAAGTCTTGGAGGTTTCTATGTTTTGCGAAGAAAAAGTAGCTCAAATGGCTGCCTACCTGCTGCATAAGCGCGGCGGGCGCATGGCATATCTGAAACTTATGAAGTTGCTTTATCTGGCAGATAGGGTATCTATGAATGACTATGGCTACCCTATCACTGGTGATCGAATGGTATCTATGCCTAAAGGGCCTGTTTTATCGCAAACCTTAAATTTAATCACTGGAGATTACTCCAGTGATGAATTTGGATGGGGGGCGTGGATTCAAAGTGAAAAGAATTATGAAATTTCACTCAAACGGAGAGATGTAACAAGGGATGATTTTGAATCTCTTTCTGATGCTGAATTAGGGGTTCTGGATGCCATTTGGGAACAGTTCGGTCATATGAGCCGCTTTGATATTGTGGAGTATACCCATAAACATTGTACTGAGTGGCAAGATCCAGGCGGTAGTTCTTATCCTATTTCACCGAGTTCTGTTTTTATTGCTGTCGGTAAATCACCAGAAGTTGCTGAGAAATTGGCGCGAGAGTTAATAGAAAGGCAACAACTGGACTGTTTTCTTCAAGGATTGCGGTGATGCTGGGTAGGATTTTAAGGAAAGGAAGTTTACTTATCCCATCCGGGTATACAGATCACTTATATATTATCTGCTGCGATCCAGTTTTTTAACCCTAAAAAAACTAAGACATGTTTTCTAGCTGTAAATATCAGCTCTTTAAAGCCGGACATACCGTATGATCATACATGTATATTAAATTGTGGTGATCATCCTTTTATTAGACATCCGAGTTTTGTTTTCTATAGTCGTGCTGATATTTTTGGTTCAGTAACAGTTGAGCAACATATGGCTGCTGGTGATATTAAAATCCATGAACCATGTGATGATTCTGTTTTTAATCGGATTCTTTCTGGGTTTGATATATCTCCGCATGTAACTTTAGAAATTCGAAATTTCTATAAAAAATATTGTATTAACTAAATTTCGTTTGAAATATTAAATTCAAGCTTACACTTCGGTGTGGCCTTTTTTATGGGTGGAATATGGCAAAAATAATCAAAGGTCGAAAAGGTGGCGGCGGTAAGCAACGCACTCCCATTGAAGCCCCGGATTCAATTCAATCGATATCTAAAGCTAAGCTACTACTAGCGCTTGGTGAGGGTGAGTTCGCTGGTGGGCTGGAGGGTACCAATATTTACTTGGATGATACGCCTATTGCCAATGATGATGGGAGCCTGAATTTTGCCGGGGTTAAATGGGAGTTTCGGCCGGGTACTCAATCACAAGAATATATTCAGGGGATACCCGCCGCTGAAAATGAAATCAGAATAGGCACGG